GCCACGGTTCTTTGCTTCTTCGATACCGCTGATTGCGATAGAAGCAGCCATCTGCTTCCAGTCATACTCAGCAGCTGAGATGCCTTCCTGTGGGGTGAGGTCAATTGCATCGTAACCACTGTACGTGCCAACGGTGTCGTTGACCGCGTAGAGTAGCGGCTCGATGATTTGGGTGCCGCCCTCTTCGACACGGACTCTGCCGCGTTCGTTGAGGTGGTTAAGAAGGACTAGGTCCTTGAAAATGTTGTCGACAAGCGTTGGCTGATAGTTCTGCAGCGTAGTCGACAACAGTGAATTAAAGTCGGGATTACCGGCCATGTTAGTTGTCTCCTTGTTGGATTAGTAGTTGAGTGTTTTCTTGGCCTGTTCAAAGGCTTCAAAAACTGACGTTGGTTTGGCAGTAACCGGTGCTGTTCCAGATTTTGATGACGATGCTGAAGACACTATAGTTGCTTGACGTTTGGCTTCTTTTCTAGACTGGTCTTCATTTAGCTTCTTGCTGGCCTCAGTGGCCTTGGAATAAACCTTATCAAATGCAATTTGCTTGAAGACTGCTTCTAGGTCAGTTGAACCAATCGTTAGTGCTTTGGCTACGACTTCGTCTGGATTAAAATCATCACCGTACTTGCTCTGCAAAGTATCTATAGCCTTGGTCAACTCACTCATAGCTTGCTTCTGTTCGAAGGCTGCGATTCGTTGTTCTAGGCTACGAATATGCTTCTCAGACGGATCCAGGTATTCTTCCTCAACTTGTTGCTGAGGTTGGGCACCTAAACCATAGTGCTGTTGAAGCATCTGCAAGGTGGTTACAGGGTCCTTTTGGAGGGCATCCGCCAGGGTGGCTGCAAACTGTACTTGCTTTCTTTGCTCACTGAGTTCCTGTGTCTTGCGGGTATAATCCGCTTGACGTTGGTACCCAGCTATGGCCTCTTGTAGTGGAACGACAAGCTCTTGTCCATCAACTTGAACTTTAATATGTTTATCAGTAAAGTTTGCGATGTCAAAAAGCTCAGGTTCTACCTGGGCCTCTTCTACTCCTGCATTTTCAGCGTTTTCAACTTGTCCATCTAGTGTGGGGTCGTCAACGGTTGCATTAGTTTCTTCTATATTGCTCATTGGGAGTTCTCCTTCTTGATTGTTCCCTCTACTTATTGTAGACTTTTTTTCGTTTTAGTTTTAAATTAGGCTAATGGGGGTACTTGTCCACCCTGTAAAGCAGCCACTATTTCAGGCGGTAATGAACCTGGAATGTTGTTTTGTTGCGGGACCATCGGTGCTTGACCTGGTAAACCGGGGGTTGGTACACCTTGAGGTGCTTGCTCTTCCATGGCCATGCCCGGAACGCCACCCATACCTTGAGGCTGTTGATTTATAAAGCTTGCTGCATCTTTAACACCAAAACCTATTGTAAGAACATATTCGGCTAGCCTTGGCAAATTAATTAAATTAGCTTGGGCAAACGGTGCCATGGCATCTACCATCTGTAAGGCCATTTGGCGTCTAAATGATTCGTTTACAGGTGCAGTGGATCCGGCTTCTACCTGGAAGTCAAACTCACCCGCAATGTAATCTTTATCAAAAGTAAGCCATACTGGTGCACTTTCTGAACCTATGATTCTTACCGTTTGTTCTCCAGTTAGGTATTGCTGAGCCAGCATGATGAGTCTTTCGGCACATCTTGCTATACCCTTCTCTATGATGATGAGCTTTTCTGAAGCTCTTGCATTTGCGGCGTCTTGGGCAATGGCTGCTTCAGTTGCAGTTCTTCTAATTTCTGGTACTGCACCGCGTTGGTATTCAGATACACCGGATACTCTGTCAATGTCATTTGTAATGAGATTTGACTGATTGTAAAATTCTGGTGGATTGATGATTGCGGGCACTGGCTGAATTACGTTTGCCAGATTTTCTTGACCCTTGACAGCAACGATTACGTTGTCTTCATCGGAAACCAATGCTGCTCTTCCGTCATCATCAAATGCATCTTCTCTAAAGATGTACTTGCGACTGTAGCGCTTTCTGTGGTTCATCATCTGTGTACGAGTCTGGTTTAATTCGTACTGCAGTGGCTCGATGGCTTCTAATTCTCCCATTGGATAAAAGAATCCTGGAATTTCATAGTTGCGAAGCATGATAAACGGATGACCAAAGACGAATGGTATCTTGGTTGGTTTAATCAAGAACTTGTCACCAGTCTCGGAGAACACTGATATGGTGCCAGCTTCTATATCGTAGTATTCCCAGATGTCGGCATAACCTTGGTCTGGCGAACTTGATGTTGCAGAGTCGATTGCAGGTGAAAGATAATTGCCTGGACCGTTGTAACCGTTACCGTATCTTGAATACGATGTAGCGGATACTTCTTGTCTTGCTGTGGCATTGTATCTTTTATCAGCTTTAACGTCTTTTAGCGGGCGACGTATTCTTTGTGCAATCCAGCGAATGTCATTCATGCTGCAACCATCCGGATCCACAAACATATCAAATGGGTCTACTCTTTCAAGAAAAGGACGGTCTTCTTTTATGATAGTGTTTGCTTCCATCTCTGAAGTTGGCGGTGCTGCAATTTCATCTGCGGTATCTTCAATATCATCTACTTTTTCTACTTCTACGAAACGATAACCTGCTTTTAACCAACCGTGACCAAGAATTAAGAAATCTTTTACTGCACGTTGAAATTCGTCTTGGCAGTCATAGTGTTGCCACCAGTAGTTAATGATGGCTTCTGTCAAAATTGCTTTGTCGCCGTCTTCTGGAGTTCTAGGATTAACGTTAATTTTTGGACGTCCAACCGACACGGCTGGTGCAAGAACGTTGATAGTAGCAAAAGAAATATTGACAAGAAGTCTGTCGTATGGCAATGGTTGGCGATACTGTTTGCCGCGATAAAGATTAATTAACCTTTGCCATAATTGGTCGTATTGTTCATTGGTGCGCCAACGTTTGGAATAATCCAAGTGCGAACGATACTTTCCTAAAATTTCACTATTTGATTTGCGTGCCATTTACTTCCTCTTTCCTTTAACCAATCCTTCGCCAATGGCTGCCAATCTGCAGTAGCCATTTGGTTCTGCTTGCTGCACGATGATGTGACAGCCTTTCATTTCTGGGCACCAGAATGCACAGTTAGAACATTTGACACCAATCTTGGCATCTGTGTTTTGTGATGCTGGAACGTAACCAACCCAAATACCGTTGTCATCATTGTCGGCCAACTTGCCATATTCTTCAACAATTTCAAACATTGACTCAACATAGTCAGCTTCTGCTGGTGCTAGTTTAATGATTGGGTTAGTTACACCTTCAGGAAGTTCTTCGTCTTCTTCCTCTTCTTCGCCTTCTTCTTTTTCATATTCTTCTTTGCCGCCACCAAACTTAATAGCAATTTCAAATGCTTGGCCTACTGGTGAATCTTTTTCTCTCATACTTGCTCCTAACAATCCCATTTACGGAGAGCCAACGCCTTGCGTGTTGGTCTACCTTTTTTATCTTTCATTGGGCCAGGCATTCCACCCATGCGTGCGCAGAATGACTTGCGTCTTGCTGCTGCCTTTGGTGATTTCTTAGCCTGCTTAGCAGATACTGGTGGCTTTAGATTCATGCCTTGTGCCTTGGCTGATGCACGGCCTTTAGCATTCAGTCCACCTTTAGGATTCTTACCGTTCTTTTCTTTGCCAGGCGGCTGTCTTTGGCATTATTTGGCTGCCCTCATGTTATCGATAAGATTAGGGTAAGGTCTGCCAGCTTTTTTGGCTGCGGCTTTTGCTTTAGCTTTTTGTGCTGGTGTCAACTTCTTTGATTTGCCCAAAGACTTTGGACGTGGTTTTTCCCAGACTGGTTTAGTACTTTTTCTTTTTGCCATTTTTCTTTTTCCTTGCTGGAATATATTTCTTCTTTGTTGTTGATGGCATTGTTGGATAGTTTGGATTACCTGGCATTGGAGTTTGAAACAAACGTTACGGTAAGTTCAACATCGCCTACCGAAACAAAAGCAGGTGATGAATATATATCACCGTAAATACCAATGTATGTTAATCCAGCAACTGGAACTCTAAATATCTGATGCTCAGATGATGGGCTTGAACCAACTTCTGAAGTAACTGCTGTTGTCCAGTTTGTTCCAGAAATAGATTGAACAGCCAATAAATCTGAAAAGCCAGTTACGTCAGTGTTGTCACCGTAAAATTCTATAGTTCCACCCCATGTGCCTTTAATCTTGATAACACAATCCGTGTAATCAGCACAATTAAAAGTTTTAAATGGATATGGTGTTTGATTGCTGTTAAGCACGTCTGTATAGGTTAACATTATTTACCTTTCTTTGAGGCACGCTTGCGTCCAGCAGCGGCCATCTTTTGGAATTTAGATTTACCGTATTTCTTGCGGCCAATTGAGGCAGCAACTGCGGCTGGATCCGATACTTTCCCCTTCAAGGATTTTTCTAACTTGGCAAAGCGTCCGCCTCCACCAAGCTTCATTGATTTCTTTGCCATGTTATTTTTTCTTTCCTTTTTTCATTTCTTTTTTTGCTTTGCCGTAAGCTTTACCCATTGGAGTGTCGCCTACCATAATCATTATGCCTAGCTTTGGGCCTTTTTTGCCTTTAGCCATTTTACCTTTAGCTTTCATTCTTTTTTCTCCTTGTTTTTAGAAGGTGCCATTCTATGTGACCATCGAGTTTTTCATCAACCTTGTCGACTTTATGTGCTAGTTTGTGAAGTAGGTCACGTGCTTCTGCATGCTGGGACGTATTCTCTTCTCTCAGCTTTTGGACTACCACTACCAAAGGGCCACCAATGATGGCCACGAGAATAGGAACCAGCCACTCCATTAGATTAGCTCTTTCCTTGTTGAGATTTTTTCTACGTTAGGCATTGCTTCATACATCCTTTGGGTTTCTCTGATAGTTGATTCATTCCAGTTAGAACGACCATAACCGGTTGATTTAAAACCAAACTTTACTTCCGAAACATGACATTTAAAACAAATACCGCGTTTTTTGTCTTGTTCTGTCTTTAGTTCTGCACCGCAGTTAGAGCATTTCATTTTATCTCCTACCTATTGTGTACTTTTTTTCGTTAATACCAGTTATTTGCGCCGATTGGTGCTTCTTTTTCTACTTTTGGTTTTTTAACTTTAGTAGAAAAATAATCTAAAGTGCCCCATACTGGCTCTAGTTTTGGCCTATATTCTGGCAACCATACATATTTTAGCATCTGGTTTGCTATTGCTAGACTCATGACTCTGTCATCGTGGGGTGAGCCATGGGTTGTGCCATTGTCATCACGAACAAAAGTCTTGAGTTCAGCAATCGTATATTCACATTTTAAACTTACAGCACCGTCTCTTATTCCTGCGTTTAGTTCGTCTATTGCCAATGGTTTAGTTAAGGTTGTTGTGCGCCAACCCAATGTTTCTGTGGCTTCTGGATTGCGTTGATTGAGTCTACGCTGGCGATAAAGATTGGTGTAACCTATTTTATTTAAAGCTGTTAGTGTGGTTAAACCATGGTTATTTGATTCTACTCCAATCAAAGCTTTATTATAATAATAGCCAAGAGCATAAAGTATCTCTTCGCCAAATTTGTCTGGATCCACGTGACCGTGCCAGTGGGCTACAACTACGCCTGTTTTGGCATCGATGACGTGGGCTGAGGAATAGTCACCTCTGGCTAGGCCTTCTGCTACGTCAGCACCAATAACGTATACAGAATTAAAAAGTGGTGTTTCCCAAACTGACAATGGACCACCTACTGCTTCAAAAATAAATGTATTGTTGCCTGATTCAAGCTTTTTATGAAAACCCTTTTTGCCGGGCATCACTACCATTTGTTTTAAAATATCCAAATCAAATACTGGTCTACCAGAACGAATGAATGCTTCTTCTGGATTGGACGGGTATTCTTGGTGTAACTGCCAGTCTGGTAGTTCTGCGGCTTGTGCATCATACCAAGCTTGGTCACGTTCTGCCGCTGACCAAGGAAAGAAGATGCCACGGAACCTGTTAGTTCCATTTTGCGAACCTTGCCACAATTGGTAGAAGATGTTTCCTTCACCTTTTGCGGTTGACAGACAGATGACTCTACCGCCAACGTCAGCGATTGGTTCTATTGATGCCCAGGCTTCTTCTGGATTGGGCAAGAAGGCCATTTCGTCAATGATGGCCAGGTAAACGGATTCACCTCTGGCTGGCTCATTGGCTGATGGCAATGACTCAATAACTGAATCATTATTAAATGTCATCTTTAAAACATTGTTTTGCACTAGCTCTGGGCCAGATTTTTTCATCCAGTCTGGCAAAAACTTATAGATATATTTAGACTTGGCTAGAAGTTTTGTTGCTTCTCTTTCCGTCTTTGACAACATAACGATGAAACGGTCTGGCCAAAAGAAAGCCAACCAAAAAGAGTACGCCGCTGCCAGAGTTGAGAATCCTATCTGACG